GCGCTTGGAGCGTCAGCCGCTGGCAATGCTTACCGGTACGAAAGCGCACCTCAAGTGGTACAGGTGCGCCCTGGCATCAGCACTGTTACAGTGAATCTGATTGGCGTCATTGACGTNATTGACGTAAGCGACCTCAACTGATGGCAAAGGTCTACACCGGCAGAGATGGCTTTATGCAAGTCACTCCGAAGGGGGGAACGCCTACGACCTTGGCAAAAGTGTCGAGTTTTTCAGTGCAGGCCAACCTTGAGACCTTAGAGACCACGACGATTGGCGATAACATTCGCACTTATGTGCCGGGTGTTGTCGGCTACACGGGCAGCTGCAGCCTCCTTTATTACAAGGAAGACAACGGTTCAATTAACACAACAAGCCTTTTAAGCGCACTGATCAAAACGGGACCAGACGGCGTCACCAGTGACAACACCGTTGATCTGACATTCCGTTGGGTAGATGGTGATGACAATAACGACATTAGGATTACGGCTTATATTTCAAGTGCCACCATGGGCGCTGCTACTGCTGACTTGGTGCGTGCTGAAATTTCTTTTATTGGGACAGGAGAACTTCTTGCCGCCGCAATCTCATGAGTGTTTATCTTGGTACGTTTGGGCAAGTTGAGCTGCAGCGCCAGTCTGATGGAAGTTCTATGCCTGCAAAGATTAAAGCGGGCAAGGCCAATGTCAACGTTACTGCAAAACGCTTAAGCTTTGGATTTGCAGAGGGGCAGCTAATCACTGGCGATAAGATTCAAATAAAAAGCGACAATGGAAGCAATATAAACTTCTTAAGTGGCTATGCACAGCCAAGTGTAAAAAAATTTATTTATGTTGACGATCTGGGAGGAGTAAGGCTTTATCAAACCTTTGCTCATGCCGTCAATGGAGGAACTGCTAACGCACTTACGTTGATAGAACCCACTAGTTCGCTTGACATAAAAGTGACTGTGGCAAATCCCCGTCCAAAAATTCTTGCTGCAGTCCAAAGCTATGAATTGAATACTGAGCGTGAAACAGTAGATACGACAACGCTTTCTGACGAATTTCGCAGCAGAATTAGCACGTTAATGTCTGGCTCAGGCCGAATGTCTTGTGAGTGGGAATATACCGGGGATGACCAACGGGAACTACCAAATTATCTTTTGCAGCTCGTATTACGCACTAAGGTTGGCAGCAATTTTCACGCTAGATTCTATATTAAGACAGAAGCTTACAACCCTGGCGGAGTCGCTAGCAGGAGCGACGATGCTATCTGGTACGACTTTGATGGAATCATAACCGCTTGTGCTGTGCAATTTGCGCCAAACCAGCTTGTACAGATTACGGCAGATTTCATTACGACAGGAGCGGTCCCGCTCAGAATGAACCTTGAAATTCCTGACAAGATTCAGCAGGAAGACGGCAGCGACATGCTTTTGGATCAAGATTCAACAGCTAAGCTAAGCAAGAGCAGTGACACTTAACTCAAGAGCCCATGGCTGACTTAAAAATTAGCGACTTGCCAGCTCTTGCGGGCGCTGACTTGATCGCAGGCGATCTGTTGGTCGCAGTCAACAACTCAGAAACTAAAAAACTTACTGTTGCTGACTTGGTCGCCAATGGAGTCACGTTAATTTCTGACTCGACGATTCCAGGCGCAAAAATCTTGTTTGCTGATGGCGGCATTGCCACAGCCAAGGTGGCTGACGCTGCAATAACTACAGCAAAGGTCGCTGACGACGGAATCACGGCCGCAAAGCTTGCTAACGAATCTACGGTTGACCTCGTTACAACGCTGCCAAGCTCTGGGGCGTTTACAGGTCAGCTGGCCTTAGACACTGACGACAATTTCTTATATGCGTGGTCAGGATCAGCATGGATCAGCCTTAAGGCCGCTGGTTCAATCAATACGGTAACTGGCGACACAGTTGGCACCATCAACATCACAGCTACGACAAATGGCAGCAGTGTTGCAGTTGCAGCAACAATTGATAACACGTCTGCAGCCAACCAGTTTATGGCTGGCCCGACCAGTGCTGGTGGAACGGTTGCTTACAGAACAATTGATGGCAGTGACATTCCTGTCGCGACGACAAATGCCAAAGGTGGCGTAATCGTCAATGGTGAAGGACTCCGTATGGACTCCAACACGATTGAAGTTGATAACGACGTATCTGCCAGCACGACGCATCACGTTGTTACATACAGCGCCAAAGGTTTAATTACGGGGGGTCGTGTTTTAGCAGCAGCAGATTTACCGGCTGCAACAAGTACAGCGAAAGGTGCTGTTATCCCTGGGACAGGGCTTGTTGTTGACACTAACGACAACATAAATCACAGCAATTCTGTTGCAGCTGGCACTTACACAAAAGTGACAGTTGATGCTCAAGGTCATATTACAGCAGGCGCAACGCTTGCTGCTGGAGACATACCTTCCATAGAAGCGAGCAAAGTTACATCAGGGACTCTTTTAGCAGTGCGTTGTTTGCCAACGACTCGATTACTGCGTCAAAACTTGCAGATCAGTCAACTACTAAATTTGGTGGTGCTGGTGCCACAGATAACGTTGTAACTTTCCCTGCTGGTGACTTCAAGGGCCAGTTCTTTTTCGACGAGAAAAACGAAGATCTTTACGTGTTTACAGGGCAATCGTTCCTGCCTATCACGGTTATTAGCGGCAACCTTGTTAACGCTGGAACGTATAACGCAAACACCAATTTAGTTGGATCTGTTACGACAGCTGGCTCTGCTGCTGGCTTTACGGCTGGTGGCGCGTTGCCAGCGCCTGCAACAGGCAATCTCAACTATTACGTGGTTGTTAGTGACTCGGGAACAGGTTCAGGTACTGCACCTGCAGTGAGCTTGGCTCCACCCGACATGCTCATATCGTTGGGCGCGGGGAGCACGTTCCAATTAATCGATGTTTCCAACGCTATCGCTGGCCAGACCGCAGCAAATATCTCTGTTGTTGCAACTGGAGGTATTACCGCAACAGATGTGCAAGCTGCCTTGCAAGGGCTTGATACAGGGAAGATTGGCGCAGCCAGCCCAACGTTTACTGGAACGGTGCTGTTGGGGCAAAACGCTGTATTGGCGTTTGAAGGTTCTGCAAATGATCAGTACGAGACAACAATCACGGTTGTTAATGCTACAGCCGATCGCACAATTACATTCCCTAATGTCAGTGGAAACGTTGTAACCACAGGCGATACAGGGACAGTTACCAGCGCAATGTTGACTGATGCCACGATCGTCAATGCTGATGTTAGTGCTACGGCTGAGATTGCAGTTAGCAAGCTGGCAAACGGTACAGCACGTCAACTGCTGCAAACTGACTCTGGCGGCAGCGGCGTTGAATTTACAAGCAACGTTGATGTCCCTGGAACATTAGATGTCACAGGTGTTGCAACGTTCGATAGCACATCGCTATTTGTTGGCAACCCTACGTTTAATGGCAGCCTGATCTTTGAAGGTGCAACGCCTGACGCGCATGAGCTGACGTTAAGTGTGGCTGACCCCAGTGCTGACGTTACCGTCACAATCCCAGCTTCTACTACGACGCTTGCTGGCCTTGCTGTTGCTCAGAGCTATACAAAAGCACAGCGTGGAACGCCTGTTGCATTGACCGATGCGGCAACTGTGGCGGTGGATTTATCGCTCGGCAACAACTTCAGCGTGACGCTTGGCGGCAACAGGTCACTTGGCGATCCAACCAACGTGACTGCTGGTCAGTCCGGTGTGATTGTGGTTACGCAGGATGGAACAGGGGGTAGGACGCTTAGCTACACAGGATCAAAGTGGAAATTTGCGGGAGGTTCAAGTAAAGCTCCAGACTTGACTGGAACGGCTGCTGCTGTTGATGTATTGGCGTATTATTGCGAGAGCGCAACGCGCATCACGGTAACCTCGCTGCTAAACGTTTCATGAGTATTCCTGGTGCTGCAAGTCCGCTGTTTCTAGCAACGACTGAAGGAGCGGCTCCGGATTTTGAAATACCTAGGTCGCTTAGATTCAATTACGTCGATTCAAGCTACCTCAGTCGAGCCCCAAGTTCTGCGTCTAACCGCAAGACATGGACCTGGTCAGGGTGGGTTAAGTGCACAGATCTTGTAGCTCAAACATTTATTCTTGCTGCTGGTAGCTCTCCTTATTTTCAATTTTATTTTTCATCA